CTGCTCGTGTTCTGCGATGTAAGCGGCAAAAGCATCTAGATGGGTAAAGCCGCGCTTATTGCGTAGTTCCTGCGCCCTAGCGAAAGCCCATTCGGGCGGTGTTTGCTTATCGGTCATTTCAGATGATCTCCCATCGAAATAGCGACAGCTAAAAACTTAAATTCACCTTCTCGCAGCCACGCCACGATGCGGTCGCGCTCTGCCTTGACCGCTGTATCAATCAGCTCATGAGCAAATCGACGCATGGTATTGGTCAAAGCGACATCATGCTTATGAACCACCACACTCAATATATCGTGCCTGGTCATCGCTTATCGTCCTTCTTCGGCTTAGGCACCTCGAACTTGGCTTTAAGATCCGCCAGCCTGGATGCGATGCTTTCCTCGGTCCATTGCTTCTGAGCCTCTGGATCGGTTGGATACTGCTCGGTCATTTGAACACCTTCTTGGCATCCGGCAGTAGCTCCTTGGTCTTGCAAGTCTGGCGGATGCAGCCTCGCACTCCGGCCAAGCTGATCTCCGCATTGCAGTGATCGCACCAGATAGCTTTGATCTTTTCCTTAATCATGAAGAACCTCCTCCATGTGCGTGATCTTCACGATCTGCATCTTGCAGCCAATGCGCTTCTCAGCGCGAATTCGCTCTTCCTTGGCGCGTGCCAGATTGTCATATGCGAACACTCTGGCATTGCGCTGCGTGCGAACCTCATAGGTCACGTTCATGGCTCAACCCTTCTTGGTGAAGCGACCATTGCGATCGCGCTTCTGCTTAGGATTTCGCAATTCGCAGACTGCATATCCGGCAGTGAAAGCGCCAAGCATCATGATGATCTGCAGAATGATATCGATCATTTCCCTACTCCCGTTGTGTTAATGATCAGGCTGGTGTCATCACCCAGATAAGCCAAAAGACTGCCATAAAGGCTGGCGGCAGGAAGATTGTATTCAGCTTCTCGCTGCGCGGCATGGTCTTCCAGATCTCAATTACGCTCTGCATTTTCTTCTTCCTTCTGCACTGCGCGGTGCAGCATCAGCCGTGCCTGCGCTGAAAGTGAGCGATGCTCTTGCATTGCGATCTTCTCCAATCGAGCGCGCAGTTCAGGCTCGATGCGGACGGTCATGTAATCTTTCGGCGGCATTAGAAATTCCAAGGTTTAGCGTTGTATTGTGCAGCGATTGCTCGTGCGGCGATCTTTCCATCGACCTTATGTTCAGCGATGAAATGGCGGCGACCGTCCTCAATGACGCTGATGGTGATTGCGCCATCATAGCGTTTGGTCGGCTTGGTGTAGTCTGCGATGCGGGTCACTTGCGTGCCTCCCGCGCCATACGTTCAGCCAGAGCGTTATCTAGCGCGTTCAGATCGCGACCTTCACGCACCATATACATGATAGCGCGGTCAAGCTGTTCGTCGGTAAGGCGGCTATAATTGGTGGTCTGCATGTCGGTAACTCCGGTCTGCGTTGCTGTTGCATGGTTATTCCCACATTATCCCGCATCTCGCAAGAGAAAAACGCACATTGCATGAAAAAAATATACCAGCGCAGAATCCCGACAGATCAGGTTCCACACTGGTATGTAATCAACATGAGCGGACAGACCTTTCGCCTGGTCCTGCGGCGCTCTAGGGAGAGTCGGCCAGATGGCCCGGCAGGCGTTACCGGCTCTCCCTTTCTTTTCTGGCATCAGAAGCATCGGCAAAACCGAGCAGGATCGCAGCCAGTTCCCGCGCCTCATATGCTCCAAAATATATCCAAGCAGTTTTGTCTGATTCCCTAAAGCAATCACCTTTAATAACAATCTGCAGGCTGTCATCATTCTCTAAGGTAACGGTATAGTCCCAGTCCATTTCCGCCACTGGCACTTGAATGTTGATCATTTCAGCAGTGCCTTGATCCGCAAACAAGGTGCGAAATGTGTTACGAGTTTTATCCCAGTCCATTATTGTTTCTCCATAAAAGCATCAATCTGCGCTTTTGCGTCCTCTGCACCATGACAGACCATCCAGGTATGGCCGCATTCTTCGACAAGATATTTCTGCCAGTTGCGCTGATCTGGCGATAGCTTGCCGCCTTTAACGCGCTTCATCTCGATCCATAGGCAGTGAAACGGCACAAAGAGATCAGGAACGCCAGGGCTGACACCTTCTGCTTTCAATCTGGCAGCTGTGGCACGTGATCGGAATCCGCCATTGGGAATGGCAAAGATCCGCACTGGCCCATATTTGCGGCGGAACCACATTACAACTTCGCGTTGCTCTTCATGCTCGGTGGGGATGCGGTCCATCAGAATGGCACCTCCCATGACCAAGACTCACATTGGCCCTGGCTGTTCACAAACTCGATCGGAGGATGCATCTTGAAGATAAAGCAAGTCCCATCGCCTGCATAATGATCGCAGGTGTGGCAGCACTTTGGCGGACCAGCCTTTGTCCACTCTTCATATTGCACCAGAAAGTCTGGCTTTGGCGGTCTAGGCATTGTTCCACTTCCTCCTAATCACTCGGTAATATTTCCCATCGCGGCGATATTCGATCATCCTGGGGCAATTGCCACCATTCAATCGATCGGCCCATTCCTCAAGCGTATCTGCTTTGATGAAATTGACATCAGCCTTCCCAGCGATCGTCACGATGGCGTTAAGCGCCTTCTGGCCTGCATAGCCTTCATGGGTGATTGGGAAATACTCGACCACGCTGGGATCGCTCAGACCGCCATAATAGGACACGGCCAGCATATCCTTGCCGCTGGCCCTGCTGGTATGCTTGCGCCAGTTCCAGCCTGTCAGGGCCATCTCTTCGGCCTCCAAGCCCATGATATCGTCCTGGCGCAACTCCAGCTTCTTTGGCGCTGGCTCTGGGAACAGTTCGCCGCAGGTCGGGCATTCCCTGGCGCTGATATGCACCAGTTCATTGCAAGCCTCGCAGACCTTAACAGGAGCCTCGCCATTGCCTTCGCCTTTGCGCTTGGGTGGCTCGACCGCAGTGATCGGTCCATGCGTCTGCACCACGCCTGCAAAGTCCAGCACCAAGCAATGATCGGTGTGGCTCTTCACGCGCATCCCGCGTCCAGCCATCTGGACGTAAAGGCTGGCGCTCATGGTCGGCCTGAGCATGGCGATCAGATCGATGTCAGGATAATCAAAGCCGGTGGTCAACACATTGGCGTTGGTCAGCGCACGCAAGCGCCCAGCCTTGAAGTCGGCCAGCATTCGATCGCGCTCCGCCTTTGGCGTGGCTCCTGTGACGCAGGCTGATTCAACGCCATGCGATCGAAGCACCTCGGCCACGTTCTCCGCGTGCTGGACACCAGCGCAGAAGAACAGCCAAGCCTTGCGATCGCCAGCCAGTTCGATAACCTCACGCACCACACGCAGATTGTTCTCGTCTGTGTCAACCGCCGCCTGCAGTTCGCTCTCGATGAACTCACCGCCACGCTTATGCACGCCAGACGTATCGAGCGCGGCCTTTGTGACCTTGCTGCGCAGCGTCGAAAGATAGCCTTTATAAACCAGTTCCTCAATCGTGACTGGCTCGATCAGATCATCAAACAGCGCAGGCTTGTCGGTGATCAGGCCATGCCCCAGGCGGTAAGGCGTGGCAGTCAAGCCCACCACACGCAGCGCGGGATTGATCGCCTTCAACTCAGCCAGAAACGATCGATAACCGCCTTCATCCTTGTGGCTGACCAGATGGCATTCATCGATGATGCAAAGATCAATGTGGCCGACCTGAGAGGCGCGCTTCCTGATCGACTGGATGCCAGCAAAAGTGATCGGCTCACCCAGCTGCTTGCGGCCAAGCCCAGCCGAATAGATCCCCATCGGTGCGCCACGCCAATGCAGGCGCATCTTTTCAGCATTCTGCTCGATCAATTCACGCACATGGGTCAGCATCAAGATCCGCGTATCAGGCCAATTCTGGATCGCATCTTTGCAGAGCGCGGCCACGATGTGGCTCTTGCCTGAACCTGTCGGCAGCACCAGGCAGGGATTGCCTTTGTTGCCATTGGCGAACCACGCATAAAGCTGGTCGATTGCACGCTGTTGGTAATCTCTTAACACAACCATCCCCATTGATCTGCCATTGCCTGCGCGATTCCCTGATAGGTCTCGCTGCGTAATTTCCAGCGATCGGCGCTGGGCGGCATCTTGTGAATGCGCGGCTCACGGCCATCGACAATGTTTGTTGGAGTCAGCTTTGGAAGTCCTTTGAGCCAGAGACACGTTGCCTTGGTCTCTCCATGCCCGAACTGCCACGGCTGAATGATCTGGTCAGGCTTCCGCCATAGCGATGACATTACGCAGACTGGGTTTTCGATGGCGATGCGCGGAATATCTGCTTTCGCCAACATCATGAAGAATGATGCGCTGGCTTGCTGACGGCCATCCATGCGCTTCGCTTCGAAATGCCTTGCTCCAGACACAGCCAAATCGGTGCATGGCGGATGAGCAATCATCAGATCCCAAGGATAGTCCAGCACATCACGCACATCACCCTGATAATGTGGTCCTGGAGCCTCTGTAGGCAGCAAATCGCAACTCATAGCATCAGCCCCCCCCCCTATAAATGCATCGCGCACACGGCCCGAATATTCGCAAGCGACAAGAACCTTCATTTCATCATCCCTCAAATAATTGCCCTGTTGCAGCGCATTCACGGCCACAAAGTTGACACCGCTTCCAGCCAGCCGTTTGTTCCTTCCGGTGCGCTGCCTTCAATCCCGCCAGGGCTGTCGGGACCAGTAAGGAGGCTGGGCGGTAACTCGTTATCCAATCACCTCCGCATCTGGGAACTTGGCCTTTGCCTCTTCGACCATAGGATCACCGCAGGCTTCTGGGTTGGCGACGATCTCGCGGCTCTTGTAACCGTTGGCTCCATTCTCAATCACGCGATCGCCAATCTTCCACATGACGCTCAGACCAT